TGGAAGCGCAGGCCACCGATATCGCTCGCAGTTGGGCAGCGTTGGGGAAGGAGCAGTTGGCGAATCTCCATGCGTTCTTGCAGGAGGAATATGAGCTCGGACAGCACTGGGCGGAGCTGACGAAGGGGAAGGCTGAGTGGCAGTTCCTGCCGTCGGAGACCTTTGCGGAGAAAGCGAAGGAGCACGGGGTTAGTGAATCGACGGCCGCGCTGGCGTTACGGGTGAAGCAATCTATGCTGCAACATATGAATGCGCTGGAACGGACACTTGCGTCTAAGGCGATGCGGAAGTATAAGGGGCATTCAGCGGTGTTGCGGGTTAAGCTGAGCGAGATTTCCCAGATGTTCTCCAACCTCCGTTCGCAGCCCTTCCTCCCGCAGAGTCGCTTTGGCGAGTACGGGGTGCAGGTGGTGGAGTACACGCTGGATGGGGAGGAGCTGATGCACCAAGAGTTCTTCCAGACGGAGGAACAACGGGACGAAGCAGTGAAGGCACTGCAGGGGAAGTTGAGTTCGAAGCAGTATCGGGTGGAGGCAAAGAACTGGCGGAACGGGATGCACACTTATAAGAACATTCCCCCGGAAGTGCTGAATACCGTGGCTAAGGAGCTCGCCCTCACGGACGGGCAACAGGCACAGCTGCTGGCCATGCTGGATAAGTCGAGGGAATCCCGCACACTGCGGAGCTTCTCGAGGGAACTGGCAAAGGTCACAGGGCGGAATAGAGACTTGCTGCGCAACTATGGGGATTTCATGCGGCACGACTCGGCGTTGCTGGCAAAGCTCCGCTACAGGGAGGAATTCGGACGGGCGGCGCAGGCGGTGGAGCGGGATATTACTCTACTCGACGCGGAGACCCGGAAGGATGAGGCGTACCTGAAGGAGCGCCAACGGTTGGAGAATATCTTACAGGTTATGCAAGAGCACTCCGACTATATGATGAACCCGAGGGAGGAATGGCAGGCGCTGAAATCCCTCGTAGTGCTGTGGCAATTGTGGGGGGTAGCGAAGACGGCGCTGGCGAATATCACCGCAATCGTACCGGTAATAGCGGATATCACGGCGCACTTCGGAACACTTCACGGGCTGAAGTATATTACAATAGCGGGGGCTAAGACGACGATGTCCGGGATGCAGTTCCTGAACTCCACGGGGAAGAAGGTGTTGAAGATGCAGGTGGAGGACGCAACGGGACATTTGTCGGAAGACGAGCTCTGGGCAATCACGAAAGCGAAGAACAATGCGGTGCTCGACCAGACGTTCTCGGCGCAGCTTGCTGACTTCGCGGATGCGGGGGTGCTGCAGCGGCTGGCCGGTTCGCAGATTAATAACTACGCGCAACTGTTCATGCGCATGGGGATGCTGCCGATTCATTTGGTGGAGTTGTACGTTCGCCATATAGCTTTCCTGGCAAAGTTCAATCTCTATATGACGGCAGGGCTGCCGAGGGAGGAGGCTTACGACTTGGCGGCAGAGGAGACGAAGCTGACCGTTGGGGATTCCTCGCGCGCTAACCGCCCGCCGTTCATGCGGGGGAGGAAGGCGGCCTTTACCATCTACTACGGCTTCACCCAGCTTATGATGTATATGTTCAGTGGGCAGTATGAGAAGGGGTATAAGCGGAGGCAGGAGCAACTTGCCCGCGCCGGGTATAAGGTGAAGGTACGGACGAACCGGATAACTGGCATGACGGCGCGGATGTGGCTGATGTTCGCTATGCTGGGCGGGGTAGCTGGTGGCCCAGGGGAAGAAGACCTCCGAGCGGCGCTGCGGCTGATTGCGCAGAGGCTCTTCGGAAGGGACTTCGACCTTGACCTGGAGGTGCGGAAGATGGTTGCGGAGCTGAATGATAAGGCGGAGGACTTCGGCCTGCACGTTGACCCGAACTTACTCATGCACGGCCTTTCGCATAATGTCGCAGGGTTCGACCTGTCTGGGTCGGTAGGGTTCGGGAAGATTGTCCCTGGCCTTGCAACGCTGGGAGATTCGACGAGCGAGCCGATGGATACGGCACTCGCGGGGGCTGGCCCTCTTGGCGGGTTTGTGAGTGGGTTTATCAGGGCGCTAACGCAGGACGCTCCGACGAAGGCGATGCAAGTTGCTCCGGCACTTCCAAGCGTGGTGCGGAATGCGCTGATGGCAACCGATTGGGCGCAGAGGGGGGTGCGTTATAATGGCGGTGCGAGGGTTACCCGCGACCTTGCGACAGGGGAGATTCGAGACCTGACTACAGGGGAGTTGCTGATGAAGGGGCTCGGAGGGTTCAATCCGACTATCGTAGCGCAAAACCGGGAGAAGAACTTTGCGAAGCTGGACGCCACGATGTTCTGGATGGAGCGGAAGTCTCGGCTCTATGCGAACCTTGCGGAGGCGCTGCGGCAAGGGGATAGGGAGGCCGTGGCTGATACGGAGCGGGCGGTGGCGTACTACAATGAGCATTGTCCGCCTGGTATGCAGATACAAGCGAAGCAGCTCCGACAATCGCTGAAGGGAAGGGGAAGAGCGGCAGGGATGAAGGAAGCCGGAGTGCCCCAGCAAAAAGGGCAGAGACCGGCGGCTTCGGAGGTTGATAAGCTGTTCTAAGGCTTGGGTTTTACCGCAACGGGGGAGATGAGAAAATCGTCTCCCTTTTGCATTTGCTCCACGTAACCTGCGCTAACACATGCAAGGAGGGCTTCTTGGAAATCGTTGTAGGAGAGGGTGCGGAAGACCTTGCGGAAGAGTTCCGACTTCGTCGTTGGGCCGCAAGCGTTGAGGATGTCGCGGAGGTCGCCTGCGCCGCGAGTAACCGGGGTCTGGCCAATGCGCTGGAAGACGCGAGGCATGTCGGCTTCAAGGGTGGTGATGTATTTGTGGGCTTCCTCGAGGTGGTCTTTAGTGATGGAGAGGGAATCCGTGCGGGCGGCAGAGAGTATCATCGCGAGCTTGTGCATGTGGGTTTGCTTGCGCGCGAGGTAGCCGGCAAACTGGTCGGTGTCGAGATGCTCTGGCTTGTTGTTCCAGTGGTGCGTGTACCACTCCTCCCCCCATACGTAGGCTTCCTTCGTTAGCTCCATTTCCCCTACCATTGTGCTGATTATCTCGAGGTCGTGGATAAGGTCGTCCTGCATCCTGTGCCACTCGGTGGGGAGCTTCAACTTCGGGTAAGCGACGAACTGGCGTTTCTCATCAGCGTAGACGAATACGCAGCGGGAGGTGAATCCGCCGCCAATCATGTACTCAGGGAAGTTGCCGCTAATCCAAGCGGGGGTGGTGCAAGCGATTATGTTTATCCAAGGGTTGACAATCTGGTCGTTGCCGGAGGTCTTCGTCATCTTGTCGAACGTCCCACGCTTGCCGTCCCACAGGGCAACGAGGATGTCTACCATCTCGCGGTCTTGCGGGTTGAGGAAATTGCCGAATTCGTCCGAAGCGATAGTGATTGAGCACTGCGGAACGAACTCGCCAGTGGCCGGGTCGATGAATTCCTCCCTCGCATCCGCCATTGCGGAGACCAGCGCTGGCCACGTTACAACGTCTGGCCCGAACTTAATCCCGTCCACTTTACGAAGAAGGTTAATGCCGATATTCGCGGTGGTGGATTTGCTGATAATACCCGGCGGAGCGACGAGGATAACGTAGAAGTTCGGTATCCACTGGAAGTATCCCATGTCAATCCAGACCTTTCGGCGGAGCGCGCCGGCAACGGTGGAGACGCCTGTCCAGAATAGTGTGTTGTAGGGTGCTTCTCCGAAGCTCGCATACTCCATAAAGGATTCAATCCAGTTGTCTAACCGGCGAATCCCAGGTTCTTTATTTAACATTTAACGCAAGTCCTTTTTGGTTATACTGCGCAGAAGGTAAGGCACTATTGTGGCTGCTACGGTCTGTGCTTACAAGTTATGACTATATGGCTATGTGGCTATGGCGGGGGAGGGCAACCTCCATGTACCGTTGCACCACCCCGCCATGCCTATATGCCTATGGCCATGCCTATGCCGCCTACGGCCACGGTCTTTCCCGAACATCCCCCCACGACCGCGCACTAGTACTCACGCCGACTCCTATCGTCAGTGGCTTCGCGTACGGCACTGGGACTTCCAACAACGGCTTCATCCGGCGCAAGATATCGTTCTCCATGTGGGTGGGGTACTGGCCGGCTATGGAATCGTGGACTTGCAGCTCAATCCTGACTTCCGGAAGCTGCTCGCTGACGGCAAGAAGACCTTTGTTGATGACGATGGAGACGGTGGACTGCGGAACCCAAGCGAGGGCTTCCGGAAGGAGCGCTTCGACGCGCCCGAAGAAGCGATTGCGAAAGCCGAAAGCGTTGCGAACCTCGCGGCGGGAAGCAAGCTGAGCCTCGGTGCGACGATGCCAGTCTTTAATGCCGGGGTGAGCGGAGAACCAATTGCGCTGCATCAGCTCGCTTTGGTGGACGGTGAGGCCGCAGTTTAGCGCCATCGTACGAGGGGAACCGCCGTAGTTGCTGTTCCCCGTTACGCTTATCTTACCTTCATGTCGAACGAGCCAGAAGCCTGTTGGTGTAACGGGACAATAAACTAACTGTCCCTCACAGGGTAAACTTGTTACGGAAGCAGAGGACAGTCGCCATTCTACACGGTTGTTTAGAGAGAAACGGTACAAACGCTGTCTTCCAGCTCTATCTATAAAATTAAGCTGCGACCCGAAGCCATGCAGGTGGGCAAGTGTTTGGGAGTACTCAGCATGCGTTTGTATTATACTACTCATCCATTTTCCGCCTGTGCTCCCCGCATGGCCATCCCAATAGACCTGTTCTGCAAGATACGCAACAGCGGATTTATGCTCCCACTGCAAGCAATGGCTGGTAAGGTATTTTCCATGCTTGGTGAAGCAGAGGGCGGAAGCTGATGGAATGTAAAAATTACCTTGGGAATAGGTATAAAGTTTTCCTTGCAGGAGTTGGTGCATACGTTCAATTTTCCGCTCCTTGTGAAAGCGAAATCTTACATTTCCGTAAGAATCCTCCGACCCATCTGCCGCAAAAGCCGCTAGGAGCTCTGGCGCTTCGAGAACCGTTGAACCAGAGTAAATTACAACTTTTGGAAGTCTCGCTGATGCTGGAAGTCGGCAAGCTGCCGCCGTTTTGTACCCTTTAAGGTCAGTCCTATAAGGCATAGTATGGTCGGCGGTAACTATCTGCGACACGGCTTCGCCTTTAAAATGAAGTAATGATGTTTGGGCTGGAGCTCTGTACCATTCTTCGATAGGGGAGAACCTTGCCGCCCCACCATCGATATTGCAGGTAAGGATGCTCTGTCCGTTAGGGCAATCTTCGATAGGCTTCCAGCCCTCTGGTGTAAGAACCTCGTGTCCAGCCGTTACACAGCCGTGGACGAACATCTTAGCCATCTGCCGTTCCTTGTACTCGATTCTATCCATCGGCTTGTTGAAGATGGCGGAAGCATTGAGGCGGTGGAGGTCGATACCCTCGCGAACGGCTTGGCGGAGGTCGTCGTCGTCAGCTTCCCAGATAACCACCATCAAGTCGGCTCGGTCAAGGTCGATGTCGAAGTAGGTATAGCCGGGGTCTGGCACGAACATCTTCCGCATATTGGGGACAATTATCTGGCGGTGGCCGGCGGCGGCGAGCTTCTTCTTCTTCTCGATAGCGTCTTCGTCGTCACCCTTAGGGATGTTCTGGAGATTTCCACCGGAACCGAAGGCGTTCTCGCCGGAGGCAAAGCGGTAGGTTACTGTTCCCGCGATGTTGTAGTAGCAACGCATCCGCTTATCGATATCGAGCGGCATTGTGGCGAAGGTGGAGAGGAGAACGCTGGCGGAGCGGATTGCCTGAATGCGCTCGCAAAGGCCGGCAACGAGCGGTTCTTTTTTCGGGAAGGCAAGGAGGGCGTCGTCGTCGGTGGTAGGGCGATGCGTCTTTCGGTTCTTCACAACGGGAAGGCCGAGCTCGGAATAGAAAAGAGCCGCAACCTGCTTTGGAGAGGCAAGGTTGATGGGGTAGCCAACTATCTGATTAATTTCCCCTTGCACCTCCGCGATGTAAGTCATGAGCTCCATACTTATCTGGGCTTTCAGTTTTTCGTCAATGCGAACGCCTCGCAGCATCATCATCACAACCGCGCGCCAGAGCTTGCGGAGGAAAGCGTACTGCTCGGTTAACTGTTCGCTGACGAGCAACCGCTCCTCGACTTCGCAGACTTCGAAGGTGTTCGTGCAGTCATCGCAGTTATAAATCCAATACTGCTCTTCGTCGATGGAAGCATCCCAGGCCTTCCCGTCGTCCTTCCAGTAGACGTAATGCTTGCAATACATTGAGGCGAGGAAGTCGAGCGACTTCTTCATGGAGGAGAAAAGGGTGTGCTGCATAACCATCGTGTCGAAGTAAAGGTTCGGAATGTAACCGTCCTGCAAGGCAATGTATTGGGCATCGTAGGCAAAGTTCTGCCCGATGACCCTGACGTTCGGATGGGTGAGGAGAATGCGGAGTTTGCGGCGGAGGGCGAATTCTTCCTCGAACGACCAGTAGGAGCCCTTAACCCCCTTGACTGCCATGTAAGGGATGCAAAGGGCTTCCGTGGTGCTCCACGCGATTCCTATGCATGCTATCTGCCGTGCGCGGGTCTCGATGTCGCAGGCAAGCCTCATCGGGCCACTGTCGGCGCGAAGGATTAGTTGGGCTAGCAAACCGGATGCGGTGGCGAAGGATGGGCGAACGTAGTAATGCTTCTCGTTGAGGGGCCAGTCCGTTGTCTTCGAAGCGTGAAGCGCCCTTGCCATGTCGCGAGTAGCAATTGGCCTCCACTCCCACATGCGCATAATTGCGGCAGGATGGTATGTCGGGACGAGCTTGCGGGAACCGAACTGGGGCAGAGTGCGGAGGAGCGAACCGCGCCACTTGCTGACGGAGGTAAGACCGGTGAGAGCGAAAAGGGCGGTATTGCCGAGGGCCAGGATGACGGTCGGGTTGACCTCCGCTACCTCCCGCGCAAGTTCCTCGAGGGAGGGGAGGAACTCCGCCTTTATCTTCGTGCACTTCTTGTCGGAGAAAAAATGCCCCACGTCGTTAGCGGGAGGCTGTGTCTTGAATACGGTGGTGAGGTAACACTCGGTGCGAATGATTCCAACTTCGTGGAGCATATTGGTTAGCTCCCGGCCGCCGGCGCTGACGAACATTTCGCGTTTCAGCATATCTTCGCCGAAGGGCGCTTCGCCAACTATCATAATGGTCGCTGGCTTAGGGCCAGAACCTGGAAGGGGATTGTTCATGGGGTACCTTTAAAGTATTGTTTGCCAGTAAGGGGAGCAGTTTAAAGGACATGCTCAGGTCTCACGCTTAACGAGGGCTACTCGTATTGCGTTTGCAGAACAGGGGGCATATCGGCGTAGGGGGCGCTGCCGTTGCGGTGCTTAACTACACGCTCGTAGCAGAGGTTATAGCCGATAGCGTCTACCGTACTGTCTTCGTGGTCGGGGGTAGCGCAGCGGCGGGAAACCTTCACCTGCTCTAGGCAGAGGGCAACCTCCTCCGGGGTAACGGCTTCCGCGAGCTTACCGCTGAGCACCATCGTGAAACCGAGGGCGATACGGGCGAAGTCTTCGGCGGGGTGGCCATAGTTGTCCTCACGATTACCGAAGACGGCGGAGGCCGCGAGGTCTGCGGCTGTGGGGGTGATGCGAGCTTTGCGTTGCTTAGCCATGTTAGGCTCCTTTCGAGGTGGGTTGTTGGGGGACTTTTATTAAAGATGAAGCGCCCCCATTTCGCAACATCAGAACCACCAACTCCCCCGTATGCAGCTTCCGCTGTGCGATAAGGCGAAGGAGAGTGAGGAGGTGCTTCGCAAGCCTACCCGCCTCTGGGGAGGTAAGCAGGAGCTCGGGGGCCTGGGCGTTATAGAACACTGCGTCGGGGACGTGTTCGAGATGGAGCAGCCCAAGCTCAATTTTAACTAAGGCCTTCTCGAATTCTTCAAGGGACATGGACATTAGAGACCTTTCAACTTCGCGCGGGTGGCGGGTGCGGAAGCGGCGAGTTGCGCTACCATCGCGGAGTACTCGAGCGACTCCCCTCCGTGCATAGGCCACGGCTCCCCACCGCTGCGGCGCGTCAGGCCGAGAATGCGGAAGTCGGACAAGCTGATGATAGCGTTAGCGATGAAGGTCTTTGTTTGTATCTGCACGGTTGCTTGGTAGCCGCAATCGAAACGCTCGACAAGACTGGGGGCAGAAGGCTTGGCGGCGGGCGGCGCTTCGGGCGGTTTGCTCGGCGTGGCGGTTGGTTGCGTTTTGCTTGGTATCAGTGCCATTTGTTTCTCCTTGGTTAAGTGTTACAGTGAAAGGTTGTCGAGGGAATCGCCAGCGTCCTCCGGCTCGCTCATGCGAACGCGACAGAGGTTCGCATTATCTGTGTCCAGCTCGATACCGGTAGCGTAGCACTTCATCCGGCTGGCGGCGGGGAAGATAGTACCGGAACCTGCGAAGAAGTCGATGACGCGGTCGCCTGGGCTAGCGGAACGGGAGAGCAAGTCGCAGTATAGGTCAACCGGCTTCTGCGCACCGTGGGTGAGGCCGCGAACGGAGGGAACGAAGATGACATCGCCCTTGACCTGCAGCACCGGCTTGTTCCCCTTGATTGCGTAGAGAATAGCCTCGTACATCCGGCGGGGAGCGTGCTCAGGGCGCGGCAGCATTCCCGTGGTCTTAGCCCAGATTAGCGGAATCGGCCAGACGTACCAGCCAGCTTCCTCGAAGCACCGCTGGAGGAAGGCGAAGCGGCGGGGGTCGCAGAAGACGTAGGCGTGGGCCTTTGGTGCGGCGATACGGAAGCCTTCCTTCGCAATGTGCTGAGCGAGCTCGTTGAAGTACTGCTCGCTGTCGGAGTAATTATGCCCGTGGTCGGACTGCTCCCCGAACTTATCAGCGTCGATGCCGTAAGGGGGGTCAGTGAGGATGACTTGGAAATGGTCGGAGGGGAGGTCGGCGGTGAGGTCGAGGGCGGAACCTTCCAGCAGCGTGTGGGGGGAGGCCGGCTTCTCGATTTCATATTGCTCTGCGAGTTGCGCCGTCTTCGCGCGCTGCGCTTTCTTTGCGACGACCTTCATCGCTTCCTTCTGCGTCTTCGCGGCGGCGACTTCCGGGTCAGCGAGGTAGCGGGAAAGGATAACGGCGTCGGCAACTTGCGAGGGGGCTGCACCGAGATTGTCGGCGGCTTCCCCACCAAGGATTTCCGCAGCAGTCGCGGCGAAGGTTTGCGTCCCCCCTCCTTCGGCAGCTTGAGCGGAACGGAGCGCATGAAGCTCGGCGGTGGCGGTTGCGAGTTCCTGCCACGACAAATCAACACGGCGAGTGTTCTCCTCCAGTTCCGCTTCCTTCAGTGCGAGGGGAGAAAGCTCCTTCAGCAGCGTAACCGGGATATGGTCGGGGGGAGCAAGTTCTTCGTTACATTCAATCTGCCCACCGCATTCGAGGATGGAAAGCATGGCGCGGTAGCGGCGCTCGCCTGCCACCAGCGTGTACCCCTCCCCCTCCTTCCTCACCACAATAGGGTGGAACAAACCTTTATCCTGAATGGAGGCGGCGAGGTCGGCGATGGCCTGCGGTGTGAACGTGCGGCGCTGGCGGTTGTCGGGGATGGCGAGGGAGGAAAGGGCTACGAAAAGCATCTTGAGTTCCTTTTATAGTAGTGAAGGTGGTGGGGGTGGGAGGCGACTACGCCGATTACCTGCCTCCCGTCAGGTGTGGAGAGCTTAACGAGGAAAGCCAGCGCAACCCCGGATTAGCCCATCGGCTGTAGGACTAATCTACCAGCCCACTGCGGAGGAAAAGGAATAAAACCCTCACAATGCGCTGATAGGTAGACCTACTACCATTGCGCCTTACAGCGCAGCAACACCTTTAACGGCAGTGTAGATTGCCTCGCCACCGATACGGTGCTTCACAGTAACGCGAGCAACGTTACCTACCAACATTGCAGGTGCCCACGGCTGGCCGGCGATGTTTTGCCGTAATGCTTCGCGCAGACGCCCCAGTTGGATGTTCTTGCCCTTCGAGGTGTCAAGGCCGCCACCAGCAGTCATGTCCAAGAATACAGACTGGCGCACGGTTGGCTCTGTAAGACCGGTTACTGCCGCTACGTTAGCGTCGTCGATTGCCCACCTCACATCCAAGATAATGGAATCCTTGACTTGGCGAGCGGCGACATCCTTGATAACAGCGTTGTATTCTCCTTCCGGTACGGGAACGGCTTGGGTATCGAGTGCGGAAGCGGTCTGAGTGGAAAGGAACAGGTCAGGGTCAAATTGAGACATGGTTGTTACTCCTTAAAAGTTACGGTTATGGTACAAAGTCCGCGGTATGATAAGCTCATGCGCGTGAGGCCTTATGCGATTACGTGATGCGTTCGCCATTGTGCGGGAACTGTGGGAGCAATGCAACCCCCCGTTACGCCTTGGGAGTTGGCAGTACTTGCCCGCCCCGCCGCACCCAGCTCGCCAACATTTCGACGAAGGTAGCGGGGATTTTGTCGGAGATGGGGAGGTTGCGCGCCTTCAGCGAAACATTCATGGAGGCCGTTGACCAGCGGAAGGTCGAACCCGCGCGGATGCAGTGGACGACATCGGAGAAGAAGCGGGGGAGCTTTGGCGCAAGCTTCTTTCCGAGGGTGGAGGCCATTAGTTCCACGCCGCCGGTAACTTCATTCGATTCCCGTTCGAGGTGCGCGGTGAGGATGAAGTGGCACTGGAGGGAGGTGGCAAGTTTGTCCACGAGCCGCCCGAGGTTATCCTGGGCTACCCCCCAGTCGGCCATAGATTTGCAGGGCTTCGAGCCGGTAACGAGGTTCATGGCGGCGATGCTTAAGCCGCTGAGAGAGTCGAGGACAAGGACTCGGTCGGTGTTCCAGCTATCGACCGCGCCGAAGCTCACCCCCGTTCGCTCGTCGGTGAAGTTGGAAAGGCAGGTTAGAACTTGGATGAACTCCGTGTACTTGCCTTTCTTAATGTCGGACATCTTGGCGAGCGACTCGAAGGACAGAGTGTTGATTTTCTGTGCCGAGTCAATCATGTCCGACCAGTCGGGGGAAGCGGGAGGGATGTAGTGCCAGTGGAGCTTTTCCGAAGGGATGTCGGAGAGAACCTCCATTCCCGGCTCGGTGAAGAGGACGAAGACCTCAAGGCCGGCATCGAGGAGGGTGCGGATGGCGTGGGTTTTGCCTGTGCCGCTTTCCCCGACCATCAAGGCCTTGAATCCGGGAATGGGGGAAGGTGTTATGTTGAGTTCTGCCATGCTAGTGCTCCTTAGGTAAGTGAAGGGTGGGACGGAAAAGCTCTGCATTGGCCAGCTCCTCGCGGAGAAGCCGGA